AACCTTTGTATGGTGGTGTAACTGGAACAGAAGATGAAAAAAGATATTATACTAAATTTTTAGAAAAATATAAAGATATAAAAACTTGGCATGATCATTTACAAAGTGAGGCTATAAGATTTAAAAGAGTTAAGTTACCTACTGGTAGAGAGTATTCTTTTCCTTATGCAGAAAGAACACCTTGGGGTGGTTCTACATATGGGACACAAATAAAAAATTATCCTGTACAAGGTTTTGCAACAGCAGATATTGTACCTATAGCTTGTATAAATATATACAACCTTATGAAAGAAAAAGGAGTAAAAAGTTTACTTGTAAATACAGTTCACGATTCTATCGTGGCTGATATTTATCCTGGAGAAGAAGATGTGATGAGTAAAATATTTAAACAGGGCACAGCAGATGTAATACCTGCACTTAAACAGTATTACAATATTAATTTTAATGTTCCGCTTGACACAGAACTTAAAATAGGATATGATTGGTTAAATATGAAGGAGGTTTCATGACCAAAGAAATAGAGGCACTTGAAACACTAGATGAATATTCTGATGAAGAGTACTCAGCTTATCTAGAATATACTGCGTTAAAAGACCAGTGTATAATAGAGCCAACAACACTTTACATAAATAAAAATCATGAGCACTTGTCAGAGTGGAGTTACTTTGCAAATGCTGATGGGTTAGAAATAAAAATAATAGATGGAGAAACTACAATATGTTAGAAATATTATCAAGCAGTTTTTGGATATTAATATATATTATCATGGTAATAGCTTGTTTTACAGGAAAATAACTGTGACAAAATGATCATTGTAATTTTATTAAAAATATGATATACACTTTTAACTAATGGAGGACAAAATGTCTAATAACAATTTAGTAAATATAAAAGGAATGTCTGATGAGCAGATTATGCAAGCAATCGGACAAGATGATGGATCTAGTATGGGTACAAATATACCTAGACTAGCCATCAATAGGACACCCGAAGATGATGATGGTAATCAATTACCAGTTGGTCACTTCTATACTTACGATTCTAATATAGGTCAAAATGTATTTGGTAAACCAGTTACATTAAGACCGTTTATTAGTGCTATGCAATATATGCACTATGATGCAGATAAAGGTGAGTATATAAATAGATCTATAATTTTTAAAAGCTGGAAAGAAGAGGCTATAGATATATTAGGTGGAACAAGGTGTGGAAAGATACCTTTTAAAGAAAGGTCTAGTCTTACACCTGAACAATTAGAACAGCAAAGAACTATAAGATGTTATAAATTGGTGTATGGTTTATTATCTTTTAAAGATGGTAAAACTGCACAAGGTAATGCACATAGTTTAGAAAATTTGCCAGTTCTATACAGGGTAACTGGGACAGCTTTTTCACCAGTTAGTGCTGCGTTAGATCAATTGAAAAAAAGAAAAAAACTAATGTTTAATTGTACTTTTTCTCTTGATACTAAAAGACAAAAGAAAGGTGGTAATGTTTTTTACATACCTGAGATAGGAGTAAATGCAGATGTTAATTTACAATTATCTGATATAGATATGGAAACATTAAAAGTTTTTCAAGAGTCTATTGATACTGAGAATGCAGAAGTTGTAGATGCTTACAATAGTGCAAAAACTAAAAAGGCAAATGGCTCTGACAAGGTAGATGCAGAGATAGTTGAAGACATGAATGATGATTTGCCTGAAAAAGTATTAGCTACTTAATGAATAATATATTATTAA